TAGCCCTCTTCACGATGCCAGAATTTACTTACAAGGCCGTTCAAACCTTTTAGAGGTGTAAACGAACAAAGCACTTGTCCTTGCGTTGTTGCTGTACGTGTAACAATCTCAGAGAAGAAGTTATCTGGTGGTTGTTCATCAAATACTGCTAGGTTTAATTTGAAACCCTGCATCTGACGAACTTCTTGTGTGTAGTTGGCAAACAGCAAATAACTCTTGCCACCTGATGTATGTCGAATTTCTACGCCTATGCAGTTAGCACCGTCGCTACGCATAGTATCAGTAATAATGCAATCACGAGGAATTGCCCCAGTACCAATATGGTCTTTGATCTTAACATCATTGGTTCCTAACAATTCATTTTGTAATACCAGTGCTACCTGACTCCAACCTTCACCAGCTACCATAGCAGTGATAGGTTTACTAAAGCGTTTACCCTGCCACCACGCTGGATAACGCCCTGTTAGATGCATGGCAGTTTCATAACAGGTGCTTACCGTTTTACCAATTCGGTTAGCAGCCAATATGCCACGACGATCGTGTTCGTGTGTGGCAAAGAATTTTAGCTGATGTGGAAATGGACGGAAGTACTTTAGTTGATTGTACTGCATGTCATCTGCAACTGAGATGACATATTCTTGAAAACGATTATATACTTCTGTGGGTAAGGCCTGTAGGCGTTGTGGATCTACCGAGTGCTGTTCTGCACAGTATCGAATAGCACGACGCATCAACAGGGCATTATCTATCATTAGAATCCTCTACGGATTTCATTTAACAGATAAGCAGTTTGGGCTAGGTTGTGTAATTCAGTGCTGGTCATACGCCAGGTATCAGGATTGCTTGGGTCAGAGCCATCACGTTTGTCTAGGCCCAACTGCAAGCGTTCCATAGTCAGGCGTAGGCAATGCTCAACCTGACCTGGATACTTTTGTTGGAAGGCATCACGATGTACAGCGTTGACCTTTTGTAGGATCTTGACCTCTTGAATCTGGCGTTCCTGTCCTTGTGCTAGAGCTTTGCCAAACTCATTCATTAAACACCCCAAGGATCATCAATACCAGCACCATCTCCACCTAAGACAAAGTCACGATCAATCCAAGCTGTCCACCAGTCGGTTTTGTTGACCTTTTGTTTTTTCATAGCGGCACGTAAGCGTGTGCCAATTGGAGTTAGGCGACCTGAACTGTCACGAATGATTTGTTCACCAGTACGTGGATCAACCCAGGTATATTTTTCTGGTACTTCTTTACCAAACTTGTTAACACGCACACCTACTGCACGTGCGGCAACTGGTCCAATGATTTCATAAGTGATAGCATTGTTGATATATTTTTTGAATACCACATCACACTTTTGTCCGCCTGCTTTCCAATCTGGATCTGGATGTGGGAACTGTGAAGTTTGGAATATGGTTACTAGGGGAAGGCCTTGAACTTCACCAGGGACGGGAAAGTGTTCACGTAGCTTGTCTACTGGGATTATATCATTCTTATCCAAGTATGGATTCTCTGTGCCTTGTAGTGCTGAATCAGGTTCCTGACCGTTAAGCACATCCATGGCAGTTTGATATTTGAATTTGTTTGAGCGACCTTTTAGGGTAAGCACATAACCAGTTTGATCATAGACAAACTTTTCTAATTCACGTGCTGTTGGAAAGTCGGTCATTAGGCCTTCTAGGTCGTATAAGGGTTCTACTTCGACCTTCTTAGCCACTGTTTTGCTGTCTGTCTTAACTGCTTTAGTTTCGGTTGGGGAAATTGACGCTGGCGCATCTGTGTCCCATGGTGAGGGTTGCTTCTTGTTCATTGTAGTTCCTTTCTAATTAGTTCAATGATCCAGTTGTTGAGGACAACTGGAAAACCTATAACCCTAAGGTAGGTTAATCTTTTAGTCTTTGTAGCGGCTCTTACGTGCTGTAAAACGTTTGATCTGACTGTTGGCTTCGATCTGTCCAGACTCTGGAACTTCATGTTCACCTGGGTTGGCTTCAAGTTCACGAGCACGTTTTGAGAACGCACCTGTTACCATTTCAGCTAATGGAGCACGTTCTGCTTTGGCGTCCAAGAAGTTGCCACGCTTGGCTGTGTGTGCACCTTCATTGCCATGACGTGGACCTTGTGGTTGGTTAACGTTCTTAACTGAATGTGGGTTGCCCGCAAAGCGATGATCAGAACCTGTTGCTGTGTCTGGTCTGTCTGAGGGAGATTTTTTTAGTATGCGTTCCATATTATTTCTTAAAACCTTTAAGTGTTTCAGCTAGACGAGCACGACGAGCTGTGGTTGGGTTCTTTGACTTCTCTGCTGCCTTTAATTTTTTCTCAGGAATCCGTTCACCTTTCTTGACTCCTAGTGTCTTGCGTAATGCGCCGGGTTTCTTAACAGCGCCTGCAATCCAATTCTTTTTCTTTTCTGCCATGACTGCTCCTGTATTAGTTTCCAATGTAAGGTATTACTGGTGTAATGAATAACTGTGTGCCGGTGCCTAATGTGTTGCAGTTGGCAGCCACGGTTACGTTTGGTACAGAAATGTAAGGACCATTGCCATCAGCAACAGGCAAACCAACAACATAAGTATCACCAGCATTAATCAATTGACCAGCTTGGCTTGTGTTGGCAGTGATGGGAACATTACATACCACTGCGGCATTTGTGCTGATACGGAAAAAAGCATCAGTTGTGCCGGCATTGGTAACCAACCAGGCAAAGTTGTTTTGTGTTGTGCTTGTAACAAGAACGCTTGAACTAGTTGTTGAAACGTTACATAAAACTGTTGGGCCATCAGGGCGAAAATTTGTTGCTGACATTATCGTTTCATTCCTACATTAATTGCATCTGGATTTGGCCACGTGTGCTTGGTGCCAGGACGACCAGGTTTAGATTCTACTGGGTTGCGAGCTTCCTTGGCTGTGCTGATGGTCTTCATGTGCGCATCACGTGTTGCTGAAGGACCAACACCTTCCATACGATCTTGCCATGAGTCGCTAGCATTGCCACGACGGTTAGATTCAATTAGGCCATGGTTAATTGCATCTGGGTTCTTGACCATGTGTGCATATTGATTTGTGCAAATACCATCACGGCTGTTGTCACGATTAACACCATCGCCCATCTGTCCGTTAAAGGCAAAGTCAGCGCCATCACCTGCTTGATCACGGCGACGTGGTTCGTGACTTGTACCTTGATTCTTCTTCATTGTGTTGCTGGGCTTGCGAGCCAATGTTGTGTTCTTCATTTTATTTCATTCCTTTTAATTGGCGGACTGCATGGTGATCATCTTCATGTACTCGGCCATCTGCGTGTTTCTTATTCTTTGGATGACTATGACGTGTTTGCATTGCTGGATGTGCATGGCTGTGAACCTCATGTTCTACACCATCCGCATCTGTCATACGATCGGCACTGGCTTCATGCGCTTCTAGCATACGTGCGCCATCGATGCGAGTTGGGCCTTTCTTATTGGCCTCACGTTGTTCTTCTGAACCTAGCTTCATAACTGCGCTAGTTGGGTTTAGGTTATATACACCTTTGTTATGAGTCTTAGTCATTATAGTTTGTGTCCTTTTTCTTCCATGTCTTCTGGATTATTTAGTTGGTGTTCGGCACGTGTCATTTTGGTTGAACTAGGACGAACATAAGTTGGGTCAACGACCTGGTCATGGTAATCATTGCTACGCTTCTTACTATGACTGCTATGATGCTCTATGCCACCTTGTGTTGAGGTGTTGCTAGGGCGTTTGTTGTGTGCCCGTGCGGCTTCACGCTTCATGCTGTACGCTATGGCCACAGCTTGTTTTTCGGGCTTGCCCGCTTCACGCTCACGAGCAATATTTTCGCCGAAAGCTTTCTTACTTGTTGATTTAATTAATGGCATAATAGTTTTATTTACCTTCTGTAGTTCAGAGCCTAATTAGCCAGCCCTGGGAAACGTCTACCCTTTGTACGTGCATCTAAGCTAACACTTGAATCTGGATTAAGCTGATCTGTAATTCTAGCTGAACTTTGGCGGCCGCCTGTATGTGTTGCTTTTGGTGATTTAGGTTTCTCTCCACGAGTTAAACCCATAGTTGCGGCAATGTTCTTATGATATTCGTCTGATCGTTTTTGAGCATGGCTCGAATGTGGTACTATGCTACCCAACTGTGATATGGGTTCCTTAGGTGTCCGAGTTGCCACGATCTTCTCACCCTTGGGTCTACGGTTAAGCGCACCTTCAGCTGTTAATGTTTTGCTATTCGCAATAGGTTTGACCTGTGGGCCTTCTTGACGGTAGATCTTTTTCTGTGGCATGTTATTGGTTACCTTTGTTGTCCCGGGGTCTCACGGTGACTAGGCTGCCTAACGCTTCAGCGAATGCCTGAGCCTTGGTGACCGTGTCTTCTTCTGTGTTGGTAACTTCTACCGCTGTGCGATCACTTACAACCTTGCCAAGTATCATGCGTTCATACTCTAGGCGTGTTTTTGAGTCACCGGCACGCACTGCGGTTTGATATCCTTCAGCCAGCATTTCTTCAAATGGTCTGCCAGACTGTTGTTCAATTGCTTCTACCAAGGTCTTGGCGGTAATGAGAGCCGTTGAACCCTTGGGTCTACCGGCATTGGGCCGTGCACCACCACGAGTGGGTGCTTTAATCTTGTAACGACCTTGGCGTAATGGTTCTGCCGTGGCGTTGATGATTGCTTTGGTTGTTGTCATATAGTTTATTTAGCGTTGACCACAAACTGAATCCATTTCCGTGATGCCCAGGTGGCCGTGCGTTTTGGTCAA